TTAGATTGACATTGACTTCACTTGCTTGCAAGGTTTTTGAGGAATAAGGAACGACAACTTCAGTCGGGAAACCACTTTCGACTTCACGCAGTTGTACAGTAATTGGTAATGTGCTTGACTTCTTGCCGAAAAATAGATCAAGTTTTGTAATGAACACCCCTTCCGACTCACCAACATTTACAAAGAATGTCTGTGACAATGGATCCCACCGTCTACGTCTTCTTGTCACTGTTCTTGTGAGTGTTCTATTTCTAGTAACACGTTGATCAGTGAACTGAGGTGTGATCATGTTGATCGACGTGCCTCTCGTATTCACATCCAATTGTATTGCCGTATAATCACCATGTGCTGATGTGGTAATCAAATCAGATTGTGTGATAGTGTTTGCAACATCACTCAGGGTGAATCTTCTAGTTCCGATTCTAAATCTTAGATTATCATCATTAGGTATTCTGAAGTTCGCATACACAGTACCAGATGCATCAGTTACAAGTGCAGATCCTTCAGACGCGGTATTTGCGTGACTTGAGTCTGCAGGTGTGACATATCCTGTAACCAACTCGTCTTCAAAGTATGGGTACACTCTGGTATTCGGTTTCATGCGAACACCGGTGATCTGAACATTTCTGGAACGAATGAAATCTCTTACCGCAACGTTTTCAACAAAGTTTCCTAGACTGATAATTTCACTCGATGGGCTTATTGAAGTTCTAATCCCATCTGCAATCTGTTCAGTTTGAGTTGTTGTGGTTCGACCACTTGTACTACTTCTTGTTGCCGTAGTTCTCCAATTACCCCAATCTGTTCCCGTAATACCCGTCTCATTTGCAATTCTTTCAATCGCATCATACATACCACCAAAATCTATTTGTACTTCTGGTAGTTCAGTGATATCAGGTGTGTTATCCATAGGGGGGTTAAGAATAACTTCACCTTCCCAGTTGAAGGTCAACTCTTGCACCGGGTTGCGTAATTTACTAGCAAAATTTTGATCGATAAAAGTTGCATGTTCGTAATCTAATACAATCAAATCTCCTTTCTTCGTAACATTACTTGATGTTAATGTCAAGTCATTTGACAAAGAAATATCAGTACGTTCGTAAGTAGGTCTCATCAAGGAATTATTTCTGTCGATTGCGGCACGATATCCCACTTTAGTAGTATCAGCAACATTATGCCCATCAAAATTATCAACTAAGAATCCATTCTTAAATCTGTCTAAACCAGTCTGACCGAATATTTGTTTATTCTTAGCAGAATTTTCTAATGCGTTTAGAGACGAGTAATACTCTAGATTTTTCACTCGGTTGTCTACAACACGTAAGTCAGACATTGTGTAACGACGATTGTTTTCAATCTCAAGGTTTACACGATAATCTGATCTGTTTGATTTTTTTGCAGCGTGAGGTGACAATGAAGGAAACACTGGAACATTTAATTTGGCAAGGGTCATTGCATTGCCCCCTCCAAAAGGTTCTTGAGGTACAATTGAAGGAACCCCTTTTACGATTTCAATGCTTCCGTCTTTTGTTAATGTGATCTTATCGATTCTAGGCAGATAAAATTGAATGTCTGCTTGGAAATTTTGATCTGGTGTTGGAGTATACGCACCATCAGTATCAATGATATAATCAGAACTCGCAGTCGGATTCGTAGGAGCACTTGCAACAGTTCCAGTACTAGATGGGGTTACTGTATTTGTTTTAGTAGGTCTAAAATCAACAGAATCTCTTAGATCATATCTTCTTCCATTAGTAGATGAAATAAAGATAGGGATGTCTTCAGTTCTGATTTCTGTTGTAGTTGATGTTGCAGTATCATTGATTGGATATGAGTCTACTGACATAAAACCAATACCAGATGAGGAATCTCTTCCAAAGTAATCAAACTCTACTAGCAATCCTGCATTTGTTAAGTCTAGTGTACTTGTTGGTTTTAGTTTTAACTGAGAGGTATCATAGTAACTATCTGTCATTCCAGAATCTAATACAAATTCTTTAGTTACATCAGTATCAGAAGTAGTGACACCAGAAGTTGTTCCCTTATACACTTTCACCAACTTATATGCATCAGAAACACCCAATGAATATGGACCAGTAGTTCCGTTCGTATGCGTTGACGTATCGATGTGAATAAACTTATTTTTATTAGCAGTTTTTGCTATAGGTGAAGCACTTGATCTTAACACATCAAAGTAAACTGATGCTGTAAAGGTACTTGCAAGGTTTGCTTGCTGTATGTCGATTTGATGCTGTGTAGAAGTAGAATTAATTTGCCCATTTGATGATAGATCAAAAACGTATCCTTTGGGGAACCTTGTCTTGTGTGCATAACTAACAGCACTGATTGTCAAACCGGGATTCGATTCTAATTCAATTGACTCCGAATTTGTAATCGTCTCGACAATTCCTGCATATTCTTGCGCACCATCATCAATTACCATAACATCACCAACTTGATAAGATTGTTGGAATGTTGTTCCAGAACCAGTAACAGTAGTTCCTGAAACGGCAGATATATGACCGGTATGTGGTTGGGTATCTGTTGCAGATCTCGAAATTACAATGATATTTCTTTCATCGTTATTTGTGAGTGGAGTGCCTGTGTCATTTAAAGTTTCTGTTCCACCTGCGTGTGCCGTATTGGGAGAAACGGTTGCTGTTCCATTGAGGTCAAAACTGACAGTTTTCTCTACCCTAACAACAAACTGCGTGTCTACAGTTCCAGACGCATCTCTTAGTGTCTTGGTGCCAGATTGAGTAAAGGGAAAGACTAAAGTCTTTAGTTCTGCTTCTTTAACAACTGCTGAACCACTCGATTCTAATACAATGTCTGCGATTCCAGATGCACCGACAGTATTTTCTTGGTATACTGATCGAACCTCACTGAAGGATTTATCAGCATTCATTTGGATGTCAAACAAGTAAATTCTGAACTGACCTGTGGATGTTCCCATAGTACCAGAATGCCACTGCAGACCTCGAACTCTTGCAGTACCGATCTGTGATCCGGATACAGAAGTAGCACTAAAATTGAGACCAGAAATACTATTTTGCGCAGTATCATATAATTTTACTGTTCGCAATCCTTGGAAGTCCCAAGTCCCGCACAGCTCATCTGCAATGATATAGTTGCCGATTGCCTGTCCGATTACTCTGGCATCTTTAGTCTCAATGTCTGTCGCTTTGTCGAATTCCCTGACAACAGTTTCGTTCACTGATATTCTGTTACCACCCACATAGGCAATAGATGGTTCAATCTCAGCAACTAGTTTGTTGATATCACCTGCTTCGTAACGTCCTAAATTGTCATCTCTTTTTAGATTTTCTCTAACTCTTACATTGAACGGTTTGACTGCAAAGTTTCCATTTGTTTCAAAAATCCTGTCAGCAATAAGTGTAGTAACACCTGCCAACTCATCATTCGTCTTTTGTACAATTAGTCCATTTTCAATATTGGCAATGGAGAAAAATGTTGCAGTATTCGCAGTATCTGTTGTTAGTGCACGAACTGCTAAAGTAGGTGTCAATTTTAATCTGTCTGCACCCGGTGCACTGTAGTTTGTCGCACCTGGCGCATTGTCCAATAAAGAAGAGTCTTGATTCGAATCAACAGTAGATTCTCTTGTTTCAAAACCAACCTTCTTATTCGGTGTTGTACTGTACTTGTCGATAATAATGCTTTGAGGATCAACCCGTACAAAATGTCCTTTATGATAAATCAGACCATCACTAACTGTACCTCGGAGTCCAACACCAGTAGCAGAGGCAGTAATCGAATTTGCCGCGACAATATATGAACTATCTGATCTATTTCTAAAAATTAAAACTTCGTTGTTATCGAATTGTTTCGTCGCATTATCAGTTCCTGAGTTGGTGTATTTCACGAACACAGAAAAATAATTTGGTGCACCTGCTTCCGATCCATCGATAACGTCGATTAACTGAGCAGTTACACCAGTAGTTTCACCAGTAACAGTTGCGTTTGCGACAACACCAGACTCTAGGAAATCACTAATTAAAAGAACACGATTGTTTGCATCTTTGTCTCTAAGTTTAACATAGTCAATTGATTCTGTTTTAAGACCAACACCCGAAATAATCTTACCATCCTCAACAACCTTATCAGCAAATCTTTCGATCTGATTCTGGAGCAAAGATTGCAGTTGTGTAAGTTCTCTTGCTTGAACACCAAATCCCGGTCTGAATAGTACACGGTGATAATTTTTCTTTTCATCAAAAACATCAAAATAAGGACTTTGGTTGAGATTAGTTTCGAGTGTCATTATACTACCTATACCTTAAAAATCTAGGATAATTTTAAAATCTTCTTCTTGCTCTGGATTCCGTGTGACCACTGCAACATTTTCGGTGAACAAAATTTCTCCAGAAAATGTATTTGCTTCTGGTCCCTTTATTTGTTCTACTGTCGCAACTTCATTCTCACTTGTGCTTGTGAGAATGATATCATCTTTTACAAATGATGGTCTCGTACCATAACTTTCTACACTATTTATGTACACTGTATAGAAAGAAGAATCGGTTTGAGTTTCATCTTCTCTAATATACACTATGTTTGCATTAGCACCCTTAACAGCATTGCTTAATGCATCTACTCTTCTCTGCGTGGGTGATAACTCAGTAACAAACTCAAGAGACCCTAACTCAGCATTTAGTCGAGTTCTTTCATTCGTAATGATGTCCCTTACTTTAAGTGGGTTGACAGGTTCATTCCCATCCATTTGATTATATGAAATGGTTAATCGACTAGTCAGTCTTAATGTGCTTGGTGAGTTTGAAGTATTTGCAACAGTCTCTGTTTGAACATGATTGTTGTTCGCATCAACCTTAAGAATAGGATCCCGCAAAATAGAAATTGTTCTAAATTCTGTATTTGATGGGATATAACCATTCCCGTTTGCCGATACACCTTCCGCACCTGAAAACTGAACATTGAGTGCAACCTTATCACCACCAAGTTCTCTCACAGGATCACTGCCATGACCACCAACAGGTGAGATGATCACGTTTGCAGATGCACCTGCACCATTGACTACATTCGCAGAAATAATTGCTTCTGCACGTGTATAGTTACTTCCTGAATCAACAATAGAAACATTAGATACACCACCATCGTTGTTAACTCTCGCATATGCTTTTGCACCACTACCGTCACCAATGATCGTCACCGTCGGTGAAATAATCACACGACTATCGGTGTTAGGTACCGTAGCAAATGCGGTATTAACTGTCAGTGTTTTGGTTGATCCCGAATAATCGATGATCCTGCGCAACTGTCCTGAACC